GTTAAAAGACCTGTAGCGTTTAATTGATCTTCTACTTCTTGAGCAATCTCGGTAGGCGTATAAGTTCCCAGTTCAAGCGTTGCTGTCAGTTCGCCTGCGCCTTCGTTAAAATCCAATTTACAATTATCGAATGTTATTTCTATTCCGTAATAAAATTTAGAAAATGTCGTAATCACGAAAGAGCTCCTCTAGCGATAATTATACCGTCATTTCCAAAGGCTTCATTAAGTGCATCTGCTATTTCTAATCCAAGTGTACGTTTATCCCCAAGGACATTACCTTGAATGTTTACTTCAATATTAGTTTGTCGCTCACGAGCAGCAGTATCACTTAATCCAGTTGTATTATCGCCAACGTCGCCAACTGTGGAAGATGCAGCACCACCTGCTCCACCAGCGCCACCTGCTGAAGCACCCGTTGCACCTGCACCGCCACCAGACAAGGCTTGCAATACGCCCCCGAATATCATTAACGCTCCACCGGCAGCCATTAGAGCAGCGCCCTTGGCGTAGTTACCGCCCACTAGAAATGCAATACCTTCTAAGAAGAAGAACATACCTAATTGACTTGCTAACTGTCCGAACATTCCAAGCATTGCTTTACCGAAAGCATCAAACGCGTTTCCACCATTTACCAATGCGGCACCCATTGCATTAAAGGCACTTTGAAAGCCGTTTACCATGGTAGTGAAAAGGGTTTTTCTCATATCAAGCCAAGATGATCTGACCTTAGCGTTTAAGTTTAAAACTTTTCCAACAAAGGATTCATAAGCCAAAGTTAAGATATCAAAATGCTCTTGGGCTTTTTCTGTGTCTTCTAAATTGGGACCAAAGTTTGGTTTTTCAATTGGCGCTATTACTTCTTGAATAATTCCCTGTGAGGCTGCAATTTGTTCTTTAAAGCCCTCGATAAAATTCATTGCACCTTCAGTTCCTTTAGTGCTGAATATTTGATTAAAATCTATACCGTCTTGCATTTCTTGTTTTGCAAGCTCAAAGGCACCGACAAAGTTACCCGTAAAAGCCTCTGCCATGATTGCCGCAACTCGCCCCACGTGACGCCCAAGAGTGTCGAAAATATTATAAACAAATTCTACAATTGGACCTAAAATGAATGTGAAAAACTCAGCTACGTTAGCGGCTCCAATGAGCAAAGGTTTAAATATATCTCCTGAGTTTTCTCTAAAACCCTTAACCCTATCCGTTAATCTTAAAACAGCGTCAGTAATAAATTTAAAAGCAGTTCTTAAGGCATCGCTTTTAACAAAGAAGTTTCCAAACTCCTCTAGCATGTCGCCCCAGACGTTTTTTAATTGTTCAATACGACCTGAGTAAGTATTTGCAGCTAATGCAGCAGCACCACCGAATCTCTTAGATACTAAATCAATAGCAGCTCCGGCTTTTAATTGCTCTTCAGTAAGGCTTCTAACGTCAGGGATAATCTTCCCTAACATTCCAGTAACACCGCTTAAAGAACCTCCGAGCGAACGCACAGCTGTCTCTACAGATACGCCCATTGCACTAGATAAATCTATAGCTGCTCTTGTTAATTGTTTTGTTTGATCGTTACTTTTAGTGAATGCAGAACCGAGGGCAATATATGTTAAAACTGCATCATCTCCAAGAATAGTTGATCTTTGCATTTCGTTAGCAAAGTTCTGCATATCATGGCTAGCATCCATGCTTAATCGACCAGCTAATGCCAAAGAGTTATTCATGCGATTAATAGCGTTCTCTTGCTCTATAGCGCCTTGAATACCTTCTTTTAAGGCTTGGCCTACAAAGTAAGTTACGAACGCAGCAGCAGCAGCCATAGCTACTGTACCAACGTTTGCAATTGAAGTTGTTAAAGAGCCAATACCGCCACCAGAACCAGCGGATTGTTTAGCGCTTGAATCAATTTTCTTTATTGCATCGTCGGCTGATTTTGGATCGGCCTTAATTTCATAAACAATTTCGTTAGCCATTATTTAACGCTCCCGAGATATCTTTTAAGGTCTTCTACAGTAACCACTCTCTTAGTTTGATCTGGATATGCTGCTTTATAAACCTGTCTATGAACTTTTTCTCGATTAGATTTTTTCATGTCAGGGTAATCGGCAATAGTAAGCTTTCTAAGCATCTCTTGATTCTCAAGAATTATTGCGGCCGTATAGAAAGTGTTTAGATCGTCCGTTTGCATATCCCCTGCATCCTTATGGCTCCAGCCGTAGAACCTGCAAAGCTTTGCTATCCGGTAATCGTACTCAGTTAGCTTTTTTTTTCAGACAATGCAGGCATCAGTGCACGACAAATTTCAGTTAACGAATCAGCATCAATTTCCCAAGCAATAGCCTCTGGAAGTCCAAGCACCCCTAGGAAGGCAATCGTTGCTTCCATAGATACATCTTTAGCCTTGCTGAAGTCATTAATCTGACGAGCAGAAGGTTTTTTAACGATATATTCTTTATCGTCAAAAAGAACTTTGATGGCTTTTTTTGTTAACTGAATTGAATCCATATTAAGTTACTGTAGCAAATGATCCTGTAGTTGCATTACCAATTACGCCTAATCGCACTTCAGTATCTTTCGTTGTGTCAGGATAAATAAGGAATTGGATGCTTAATGTACTTGGATTTTCACCGCTAAACATAAAAGTATCTGGCTTAGGATATGCTTTCCAGAAAGTAATATCTTCGCTGTAATCGCCTGAGGCTTTAACAACGGGGTGAAATTTAAGCACAGCAGCTTGAGATAGAACTTGTGTGAAATCCCTTCCAGAACCCCATCCAACGACAGCAGAAGCGCCGCCTGATGCAGTTACGGATTGGCCACTTTGTTCCATCATGTATTTAACAAGTGCGCGATTAGTTTCTTTTAAGGTAATTGAGACTTCAGCCCTTTTGCCAGTTCTGATACCAGAAAGAATGTTAGTTCCTTCTTGATGACCAGTTACGTCAGCAATGTCTTCAATCCAAGTTATTTCAATGTCACCTTCAGTCAGACCCAAAGAGCTAGCGCTCCAAGTTACTGCCATCGGTTGAACAAGTACGTTTGATACGGTTACGGCCATAAATAAAATCCTCCTAGGTGCATATCACCATTAAACAAGTAAAAGTAATCTCTAACAATACAAGATTATCATTACTTGCTTGATAGGGTTTTATGCTTACATCGTTTAAGTAAATATTTTTAATTCCAACCTGCAGACGATTCTCTGCACTTAGAACTCTTGCCAAAATTAAATCATACGAAGTCATAGCCTCATCGATAGCTAAAGCAGGATAGCGATAGCCCTTAAAGAAAACCCTAACGACGCAATCATGCTCTATGTCTTGTGAGCCATTGGTGTATTCACCCTTACGACCACCCGTGCCAGTATCTAAATGATAGCTTTTATTTATTATGGTTGATGGAATGTTTTCGTAATTGAAAGCATCCTTGTGCTCTTTGTAATTCAAAGCATCCATGTGCGATCTGAAGTAAGGTCTTATTTCAGATAAGCCAGCCATTACCGTCTAGCGACAAAGCCAAAGGCAGGTGTAATGCCCTCGACGTTATCAACAACTCCATCGCCATCGGTATCAATTCTAAGTAATGCTTTTTTACGATACTCCATCATTTTACCGTTATAACGAACGGCCTTTTCGTGGAAAATATCATCAGTAGCATTTGATAGACCTTCAAAGATTAATTTTAAAACGAGAAAAGTGCTCCAAGCCCTTACTTCTTCAATGTCGACAATTGCCGACTTTGTAAAAGGATTTCCGCTGGAATCAACATAGCCTTCTTTATCTAACCATTTTAAAATTAACGTTTGAGCTCTCCTATGCATATCAAGAAAAGAACTCCTGCCATCCACTACCCATTTTAATATCTCGGGTTCGTGCAGGCTAAGATCAGAATCAGTAGAAAATAAATTATCCTGTGCAGCAGTAACTACGGTAATGCTCTTTTCAACTTCACCGCTTGCATAAGGGCAATTGGTTTGAACATAAAGAGTTACGTTTACAGTGCCAGATGCAGAGTAAACCCAGTCAAGAAATTCCGCAGATGCTGTGATGAATTGAGAAGAATCTGTTGGTTTAATTCTGACGATATCAAAATTAGTGTCGACGGGAGCAACGAAAGACTTCAACGCGTTTAAACGAGTTTTGTCTCCAACCTGAACTATTGGTTCTACTTCTAACAGTGGAAATACAGCCATAAATTTAAGTTTAGGGCCTAAGAGATTTTACCTCCTAGACCCTAGTGATCCCCTCAACCTTTTTTAATTATGTAGTAGGAACAATGTACTCAACGTAAACTTTTACTTTACCAGCTGTTAAAGCTGCTCCAGCAATAGTCATCAAACAGTTTCCACCAGTGGCAGAAACGTAAGCTGCTGTTGAATCACTAAACAAAGCATTCGCAGAATAAGAAGCTACAGCTGCGTTAGCGGCAAAGTCTGCATCGTTTGCAGTTGTGCCGAATTTAGCAGATGCGCCAGAACCTACGAGTGGAGTTTGTACGAGAACATGAGCTGATAGTTTTAAAGCGCCAGTAGGAAGAATTGATTTGTTATCTTTAGCAGATAAATCAATTACTCCAGTAGCTCCACCATCAACGCTGAAATCGTATTCATATTCTTGAACTTGAAGTACGCCTTTAATAAGTGCCATATTTATATATCCCCTTCTTATCCAATGGTAACGAGGCGCTTGTTATCAAGCAACTTGAAACCAGCCAAGATGTCGATATTCACGCGTGCTGCGCGAATACCTTGAACCCCGAGGTCAAATACTTTAACGTCGATGTTCTTTTGTGCTGCCATTGTGAAATAACTTCTGTGGAACAAGTAACAAACATCGCCCACTTCAGTTGTCATGTGAGGCATGAAACCAAGGAGAGGATTTCCTACTTGACCAGTTGTAAGAAGGTTTGCACCTGTTACGAAGTCAGAAGAAGTGAAGTTAGTGATAGAGAAAATATCGTTAGCTTGGTTAGTACCGAGAACCGCGTGGCGATTTTCCAAAGGTACGTTCTGAGCATCCAACAATTTCTTAGCAGCAACTAATTTCGCGAGATCAAGAACTACGCCAGAAGTGTAAGCAATTGAATGATCGGGAGATGAAGCGCTAGGAATACTTGCGTCGATAATGTTCTTTTGAACTTTTTTCAAGATTGCGAAGATAGCGAGCTCTTGGAGTTGATCCATAGCAGGCAAACTTTGCAAAGAAGCTTTATCAGTAACGATAAAATCTTTTACGATTCTTTTGTTAATAACTAAGCTTTGTTGAGTAACTGTGATTGCATCAGCGTCGTTTGCAGCGCTTTCAGCTAATTCAGTTGCATCAGAAAACTCAGGGAACTGAGAAATTTTAACAGTATCTCCAAGGTTTTTGATTTCCCCTTCGTAGTCGCGACTAACGACAGAGTTAAACGGAAGATCCGCTAATAGGCTTTTATACCAGTTAGCTGACCAGATTTGAGGCACAATAACGGTTAAGTTACCAGCAGTGTCCATGACTTGGTTTGCCATAATTTGATTATCCCCTTCTTAAAACAGTTTAGACCTTCCCAGTTAATTGGGCTTGGTACTTTCTAAAAGCTGGCTCGTAGACGGAATAATCACCCGTGTTCAGTGCTTCTTTCCTTAGTTTATTCAATTTCTCAATACTTACAACATCGGAATCTTGATTCACGTCAGGAATTTTTGAATTAATCTTTCCTGCTGATTTTCCGAACCAGTGAGGCTTAAGAGTTTTGAGTCTTTTAACTGCATCCTCTGCACCTTGTACGTTGATTCTTCCTGTTGAAGTAGTTTCTACCTGAACCTCAGACCAGTTCAATAATTCTATGTCATCTAATGCGCTATCAAGAATGCCTGCTTTCATAGCAGCTTCTCTAACGGACGACATTTTTTTGTCGGTAATAACGGCATTGGTAAGTTTTTTACGCTCTTCAATTGCATCGTTAGCTTCTTTTTCTTTGAGTTCAGCAATCTTTTGCCACTCTTGTTTTTCTTTTAAAGTCTGAAGCTCTTGAGTTTTTTTATTACTTTCGATTTCACGCAAAGCTTTTTTATACTTATGCATGTCAGCCATTGCCTTTTCATAGGCTTCAGCAGATACGGTTTTCTTTGATTTATCGTCGGTTTGATCGTCTACTACCTTATCGTCAGGCAAAACAGAATCATCGACTTTGTCGTTTACTTTTTCATCACTCATTTTTTAAATCCCTCCACAGGCTACCAGCCCGTATAACGACGGCTACCAGCCTCGCTATTTGATACTTCTATTTATAATGTCTATTAGTTTATTTTTCAATGCGCGGTCTATTGTCACCGTAAGCTCTTCACTGTCTTCGGTTGGAACAAAACGACGTGCAGGCATTTTATCAGTACCGTCTTGATGATAGCTGGCAAGTTCTGACATTTCAGAATCCCAGATTCCCACTTCAAGCTTTGCATAGTTGGCTCTAAATTCTAGAGCTTTGAGCATTCTTCCTGATAGGTAGAGATTCACAGGGCGAACCTTTTTAGTTAACTCAAGGTAGCCTTTACGAATAGCTTCAGAGTAACTTTTAGAATAATTTTCAAAGCGCCTGACACCCCTAACGGGAGATATGCCGCGCTCTAAAGATATACGCATTTCTTTAACTGCTACAGTTCCAAGCTCTTGTAGGTTTTTAACGCTCTTAACTGATTCAATAAGCTTTTCTAGAGAGCCGTGTTTGACCGTCACGCTCATTTTAAATACCTAGCGAGTCCTAATTCTTTAACCTTCGATAATAGCTTAGGAGAAGTAAGCACGGCATTCTTTAGAGCCCTCTCGTCTTCAATACCAGTAAGATCAGTAAGCACTGAAAAGAAGTCGCTTTTTGTTTCTACGGTTTCTAATTCAGTTGCAATTTCATCTATGGGTAGGTCGTTTACTACATCCGATACTGCACTTTCAGCAAGGATTGCTTCTATTTCAAAGCTTATGCTTTTATTAAAATCCTCACCAACATCTGGAATAAAGCGACGCATAGGGAGCTGAGATTCACCAGAGAAATTATTATGCCCATCGGCCTTGGGAGCTTGCTCACCAAAGATGCCTATTTTTAGGCCCTCATCAGTGATTTCATAATTAAGTTCGCCAAGCATGTCCCCTTCGTAATCAAGGTTTGGAACTCCTGAGCGTCCAGATTCTTCCTTTTTTTCCTTATACTTTGCAGATAAGGCGGGAAATTTTCCATATCCTGCCACTGGAGATTTACTCTCTGCTGTAGCAGCTAAGATTTGTTCGACGAGGTATTCGCCTATCTGTTCCTTGGTGTCATCAGAGGCGTCTATCTCAAGCGTTGCAGATAGCTCGCCGCCGTTAACCGTTGAATCAACTACTTTGATCGCCATTTGTATCCACATTAGGCATTGGGTCTAAATTCTTATTATCGACCTTGTTATTACCAGCATTAGAATTAGTAGGATCGTTTGATTTAATAAGCTGTCCATTGGGATCAAGCGGATTATTTTTCATGAACTCCACCGCTTCATCAATGATTTGTTTTATTTTATCTTTGATTTGTTCTTCAGTTAAATCGGGATACTCAGCCTTCATCATGTCTAGTTTAGAAATAATGCCGAGATCTTTTTTCTTTTTAAGAATATCGAGCTTTTCTGTTTCAGAAATAATAGCAACAGGCTGCCCGTATTTTACTGACACTTTAAATTCAGGTGGAAAATCTATAGGCATAAGTTCTTTAACAAGCTCTTTATTGCTCTTTAAGAAGGTGTGCCATTTAGCAAAAATCTCCCAGAACAAAGGTTCATTATCTAGGAATATTTGACGTTGGTCTTCTATATCTTCCATGCTTTCGGCTTTATCAATCATCATAGCGATGCCACTTGGGAACGTAGAAGCTCCGTTTAGCGTTGTGGATATGCCACTAGTCGATAAGTTATTAGTGGTTAATAGAAGCGCCACATAGAACTCTACGAGCTGTCTGAGCTCATTTAAAGGCGGATTAGCTGTCTCGAATTTAAACTCAGGCTTAGGATCATCAACGCTGTTTTGCTCGAGTAGGACGACTTTGTTTGGCCCAAGTTTTAACGATCGTGGGAGCCCTCGGCCGCTCATTACTACTTGCCCATAGCCTTGCGTGATAGCTATGTGGAGAATGTTGGTGATCATTGCGTTGATAGAGATAGCTCCATCAACTAAGTCATCGCCACCTTGAGCCCAAAAAGAATTATCTTGATCTTCGGCGTAGTTAATAAATGGCATCTTGCCGATTGGATTAATGCCTACTTCGCTTGAGGGCATGTTGTACTCATCAAGAATTTCGCCCTTTTCATTACAAGTGAAGTGATAGTTATCTGACCAGAAAATATAGTGCTGATTAAAGTTTTCTTGGTCTTTAGGATCATCTGCAATCATAGAATCGATGCCGTCTGTGTAGGCGTAATTACCATCTGCATCGGCTTGCTTGATTCTTACTGAAGCATCGCCATTGGTATAGAATTTATTGCTGGCATTTTTAGGAGAGAAATCTGACAGGATATAACAGCCTGCTACTTCCCTGTTGTCCTCTAACTCAACTGCATCATAAAGAAAAGCTGGCAGAACAACAGGCTTGATGGTGTATTCTTCATTACCGACTTCAAAATTAACTTTTCTTGGGGCGAGAAATTGAACGCAGTTCTTATCACGCTTGAGCCAACGATTTGTTTTTTTAAATATTCTATCGACATCACATTCCTTTGTAGCAACCTCTAAAGCTTCAGTTGCTGCTTCGTCTTCTTTTTCGTTTATCATTACCTCGCGTTCAACACCGTAATTATAAACGCGTGCCAATTTATCGACTGCTTTTTTAGTAAAGTTGATATTTGTAATCGACCAGCCCATTTCATTGACTGTGTCTTTATCGAATTGATTTAAGAGGTGCCTAAGAACGTAAGCGCGAGTGTTATCTTTATAGCACTGATAGAACTTATAGAACTTTTCTTTCCTGCTACAGTTCTCAGGGGATTTAATTTCCTCGATAATCTTTTTTCGGATTTCGGGTTTTAGTAAATCTTCTTCTGACTTAATTCTCATACTACCTAAATTTAACAGATTCAGACCTATTTGGGCGATTGAATGGCGACAAAACATCAACGAGGTAATCCACGCCGTCAGAAGCGTGAGTTAATCGCGGATCATCTTTTGATTTTTCTAACGTGATTGGGTTTTGCTCAACGCTTAGAAAGTCCTTGCGTAGCTTGGGCATGGTGTCCGGATTGTATTTAATCCAGCCCTTTTCTAGTTTGTTGTTCATATTTAACTGGCGCTCTCTCATACGCGGAGCGCTTAGACGCGACACGACATTAAATCCAGCTTGTCTTAGTATTTCATGATCGGGCGCTCCCTTTGTAGAGCGTGCTTTTCCGGCAGGGTCTGGATAAATGGTGGTTATGTCTGTGGTGTAACCGCGAGCTTTTAAGGCTTCACACATTTTCAAAGTGTCAGCGTTTCGCTCTAAGTAGATTTCGTCAAAGCCCTTCAAACCTTCGTTGTCGTAGTGCCAGCAGGTTGCTGTCATGTGATCGACGTTGAAATCTAGACCAACGAGCACGAGCTTATTGTGATCGCGTTTTAGTGATCGGTCTTCGTTTGTAGAAGCATTGTAGGAATAATAAAACTGATTGCCGTTCATATTTACCCATTCGCCGTTTAAGTAGGCTTGAAGGGTAACGGAATCATAAGAAGCTCTAAGGGCTTCAATATATGCAGGGTCAATATTGTCAGCATTATCCATGGTCTTAGCGTAAATAATGCGTGAATTATGCATAGGGTTTTCTGTAAATATCTCGTACATGTAATTGCCTAGCCCTTCAGGTGTACCACTCGAATAAATCTGTGGGCAGGCAGCACCCTTCACGCGCACACGACCAACGCACTCCATGTATCGCTCTTTTGTAATTAGCGTTGCTTCGTTTATTGCCATGTCTGAAAGGTTAGGCCCGCGTATTTTCTTTTCAGCAGTGAAGAGATAAAGCTTTCCTTTGCACCATGGGAATGAAAATACATGGTCTGTCTGGTGGTAGCGATATGGGATTTTATTATCTTCAAAGATTGCCTCGAATGTTGGCAGTACGTCTTTTTTTAATTCTGCATAGCTAGGAGCTGTTAGGCCGCCGCTAAACATCTTATTTATCCAGCGCATTTTAAGCGCCTTCATGCAAAGACTAAATGTTTTACCGCTAGAATATCCGCCAGATAGGTGAATAAATCTGCTGTGTAGGTCGTTATGAAACTCCCTTTGGTGCGGCAGCATTTTGTACTTAATAGAGAGTTTCATAAGCTCGCTAGAAATTCTTTCGCAATATATTCTGAATAAGCAGGCGGGATTGCTTGACTGAGCTCGCGGAGATTCATCCAATCAATACCCATAGCCTTTTTTTGGACTGCTAATGGTATTCGCCAGACTCCTATCTCAACAGTTTTTCGTTTGTTTTTTCTATTTGTGGCTGGAGCAAAACGTGGCGTCCATTTTGAATGATCGCACTTGAGTTGTCGTATTGGAAAGTTACTCTCAAAATATCTATGACGTTGAACGTCTAACCCGAACATAGAACCACATAACTTTACTGGGTTGATTAATGGAGCACCGCCTACGTTCTCAATCACATAAGGTTTACCTGTTTTTTTTAGAAGATCGCGTACAAATGGAATAAGATTTTCTTTAGGTTTAACGCGTGACTTTCTTCTATTATATGCAGTGAAAGCTTGGCAGGGAGGAGAAGCCCAAATAAAATCAGCTTCTTTTATCCAAGAGCGTAAATCTGTTTTTGTTATATCGAATTGATAACATTCAAACGGATAGACAACCAAACGACTTTCATCTGCATCAATCCCAACAACGTCTTCAAAAACTTTGCTAAGACCCATACTTGCGCCACCTGCGCCACAGAACAAATCTAAAGCGTTCATTTTGGAAATTGGAGCGCCGTAGTCGGATTTGCACCGCCCTCTTCTGTGTGGAACACAGACGCAACGCTATCTTTGCTTACGACGCATTTTTTTGGATAATTTTTTGTTTTCTCTTTTAAATTATAACTCTTATCTAAGATTTTTACATAAAGATGTTTTGTCTGGCTTGGCACATGTTGCCATGGTTTTGGAAAATTACTTTCTTGTCCGTACTTAGCACGAGCAGATCGGCCGTGTATTCGTTTTCCTTTTATAACATAATATGCGCCCTTATCAGATGTTTTTCGCTCACCTAAATAATGCCAATTATCTGCCTGATAAATGCCACCATGATGTTTTTGATTTGTAACATCTGAATAACTAAAAATTAATTTAATCTTTGGGCACTTTTCTTTTAAAAATTTATAACTTATTGAAAGTATTCTACTAACAGGCGTGTGATGCTCCTTTAATGCAACTCTTACAAGCTCGCAGCACTCTTGCTGTGTAAGCTTAAAATACTTACAAGCATTGTTGTTTGCTCCATGTCCGTAGATAATACAACCGACATAAGCATTATTCTCCCAAACGCCTATCTTAACAAGTTTTCCGGCAGGCATACATTTTGAATAATGCCATTTTTCGCAGGCCCATTTTGCTGATTCGTGAGTTGCCCAATCTATCTTAAGACTAGGCTTTGTTATTAATGTGATCAAAAATTTCTCCACACGAAGGACATTTTGTAAGTTGTTTTTCATCAAGTTTACCTTGATCTGCTTCTGTGCCAGCATCAAAGTTTACATCAGAAAAAAACTCTTCCTTAAACTCATCCATGTTTAATTCGGGTATTTCAAATTCCTGCATGTCCTCAATGCCTAGTTCAGCATCAATTATGTATTGGTAAAGCCCTTGCTTATCTACCTTTCCAAATTGCGACACATAGCTAAGTAGCTTTTTCTTTGCTTCTAATTTAGTTTTGGCAAATATCTCTACGCATGGAAGATCAGGCACTTTGTAACCTGATTCTTTTAGTTTGGCTAGCGTGAGTCGTCTTTGAGTGCCGTCTAGGCAGTAGAACTTGCCGTCATTTTTCCAGACAAAGATAGGAGCTGAGAACCCATTTTCTATTATCTGTTTTTTTAATTTCTCATAATTAGCTGTGCTTAAAGTTTTTAAAGCACCCTGAAAATCCAAGATGTTTTCGAGTGGAAGACTTAATTTAGTGTCACATTGTACTTTTATTTCATTGCTCATAGGTGGCCCCAACATATACCTTTTTTAATTCAGCGTAACTAGGAGCTGTCAGGCCACCTGAGAAGTTTCTATTTATCCAACGCATCCACAAGGCCTTCATGCATAGCGAATGTGTTTTGCCACTTCCGTAGCCTCCAGAGAGGTGTAAGAAACGCGAGTGAACGTCGTGATGAAATATCTCTTGATGCGGTAGTTTCTTATAGCGGATAGAGAGTTTCACGATAGTTTTTTATGTTTGCGACCTGTGTACTCTTCCCAGCGTTTTATGATTAC